AATTATTTTTGTTAGTTATGTATATCTTCACGTACTTGGAGTTTATACGTAATATTACAGATAAAAACAAGTTGTAGTGCATTTGCCTACGCTCAAAATGGCAGTTCATTTTCTTGCTGTTCTTCATAGTATTGCCGTTCAGCCTCTCTTTGTTGTTCAATCCTCATTTGATGTGCCATTTCTTCCTGTTCCATTCGATACTGTTCCTGTGCTTCTTGTTGCTGCCTTTCATATCGTTCAGGGTCTTGGTCATAATATCGTTGTTCCTCGTTAATCCTGTTTATTCCTTCTGCTGTATTTGGGCAGTGTAAATGTTCTGGTCGTGCCATCGCTCAAAAACGCACTACAACAATTTATATAAGCAATAGCCGTTGTAGTGCAAATTATTAGGGCTTATCACTCTGTTTAACATTTGTATTTATTTCAAAGTTCGTGTTTCAAATCGGCTACTACTAATATAAGTAGCCGTTGTAAACAATTAAAAATACTACCCAGTGGTTATCACAAATCTATCGCTCTTTTTGTTTAGGTCTGTCCATATCATATACTCTTTGTCTTCAATTGTTATTCCTGTACCATAGCAATATTGTTTACCACCATTGCTTATTCTACCTTGATTAATCACTTTACCAACTAAAGTAACTGCTTCAAGGTCTGTTAATTCTGTTCTGTTATCTATTATAAGTTTATTCATTTTATCCGTATTTTTAAAAGATTTACAACAAAGTATATAAATCATGGCTAAAGAGTGTTTACTGTCGAGCTTAATGGGTATTTCAAGGTTTCAGATTTCCACTCGTTACTACAAACCTTTTTTCACGCCACGATTTATATACAAAACGTTAACTTGCATTAAAACGACAATTTATTTTTGTCGTTAACCACTAAGTTACAACAATTTAACGACATATGCAATAATTATCTTATTATTTTTGTGCCATACCAATAATCGGTCTCATAAATCATGATCAAATATTTATCGCCTGATTTTAAAAATGTCCTGTCTTTTACATAGTTCTTTTTCTGGATTCTATTATATTTCCAGTTGGCTCTAAATTCAGGTAAAATTTTATACTCTACTTCGATAAAATACTTATCAATCATTTTGGCAGGGACTTCAATCTCTGTAACTTCCCGCAATGGAGTACAACTATTACACATCATTATTATTAAAAACAATATGCCAATGATCATTAATATAAACCATCCATGAGGGTTTTTTAATTGTTGAAATGTTTGTTCTGTTTTCATAACTTATTATCTATTTTGTTAAGTTTTTTGATTATTAAATCTAGTTTGCTATTTCTTAAACCTTCTTCTGTTGGTTTTATTTTTGAGGCACATAAGTCACAGATAATTTTTTCGCCTTTTTCAATTGCTTCATCTATTATTATATATTTCCCACAATATGAGCAATTACAAAAAGAAGATGTTTGATAATTTAACATACCTCCCGATTTGAATTTTGGGATCGGCTTATTTTCTAGTCTTTTTATTTCTAGAATTTTACTTATTATTTCATTTATTTGCCTTAAAAATTCAATTTGATTTTTAAATTTCTTTTCTGTTTTCATATTAATATAGCTTTACAATTAGTATAATAATTTATTTCGTTTACTTCTTTTTGATTATCATTAAAATGTATATCAAAATCCTGCAAGTATTTCCATTTTTCTTCTTCACAATACACTATCCTACAATCAGGTATTAAACAATCCTTTGCAACCTGTTCAATATCATAGTTTATGTTTTCGTCCAAAATATTCTTGTTAGGTCTGTTTGTGTGAATCCATATTTCATTACCGCTCCAATATAAATTAATGGCTAGGTTTTTAATCCTATACCTTTCTAAAGTTCTGTCAAAGTCAAATGATATTTTCATAGTTTCTTTGTATTAAATTTTTCATTACATTAATATTAATTGTCCTTTTTGTTCTATGGCGTTTCTGTGATTTCTTGTATTGATGTTAAAATAACTTTCTTTTAACTCAATAGATATACTTTTTCTGTCCATTTTTAAAGCTTGATAACCTTCCGATCCAATACCGCCAAAAGGACTTAATATAGTATCTCCCTTATTAGAATACAACATTATTAACCTTTCAATCACATCTAATTGTAAAGGGCATATATGTTTTTCATCCCCGTTATCTCTTGCTGTTGTATATTGTAATACATTTGTTTGAGATATATCCATCCATACTGGAGAAGCATATCTTTGCCATACATGGTGAGAATATTGTTCTAATTTAGAATATTTACTTTCTGGATCATATCCCCAAAATTCATTAAACCCATCTGATGATTTAGGAAAATTATCATGTTCGTGCATTGGAATATAATAGTCTAATAACTCATGTTCTACAGGGATTGTATTTTCTTCTTTAGTTTTAAAACACAAAACTTTATCAGGCAATCCAGCCCTTACAATTGTACTATCCTTCATTAATTGTTTATGTGCCAATCCTATTGTTTTTGTTCTTACTGCTGCTAACAATGGATCTTTCCAAATAGTAAATTCAGAATGTAAAAACATATCTTCTTTTTCAAACATATCTCCGATCATTGAACTAAATCTTTTTATACCAATATATCCATCCTTACTTTTTAATGTTGGTAAATCCATACAATGGACTGCTATTATTCTGCCTGGCATTATAACTCTTTTTAGTTCTTTTACTAAATATGCAAAATGTTCTTTAAATTCGTTATAATCTGTTACATTCCCCATGTCTTCAATATAGTTTGAATATGTGTATAAATCAGCAAAAGGAGGAGAAAAAACAATCATCCCGACTGAATTATTATCTACTTCTTTTATTCTTTGCACACAATCCCCCCCCATTAACCAATAATTATCTGTTTTCACGTCTTCACTTTTATCTATTGTTCTTGTGAGTTTATTGTTTAAATTTTTAGTTACGGCTTTAGTCATTTCTTTTTTCATTTTTCCAAATTCCTTATGTTTATCTTGTTGTATTTTTATAACATTTATCATTCTGTCCGTTGTTATCATATAAGCAGTAACTTCTTTTTTTTGTCCAAATCTCCACGATCTTCTTATTGCTTGGTATGATTTCTCAAAACTAAAATCAATAGAATTAAATATTTGATTAGAGCAATGCTGATAGTTTAATCCCTGACTTGCTATTTCTTGTTTTGTTACGAGTATTTGAAAATCTCCATTTGCAAAACCCAATAAATCAGATTCTTTCTTTTCTGTTTTATCAGAACCTTGAACATTTCTACAATCATAACCTAAATTGACTAATTGTTTAAATATGTTTTGAGCTTCTTTGTTTTGTTTTGTCCAGATTATTATTGGTTCTTTGTCAAGTGTTTTTACTATTGATAATGTTTCTTTTATTCTCAATTCTTCTGTATCTCTTAAACTTTGATTGTAATCAGTTGCGTTAACTGCCTTACCTGGGAATAATTGACCTTCAGGAAGTGGAGTTTTTACTTGTCGTTCTATTAAATTTAATTTAGGTAAATCAAATCCATATTGTTCGAATCCTATATCTCTTGGATGCCCATACATAATAGCCCATGTACTTACAAATTCATAAAACTTTTCTATAGCATGCCCTTTAAGTCTCCATTTTTGGGTTTGTTGCGAATCATGAACAAAAAACATAGCAAGCATTTCGTTATAGCTCATAACATCAAGAAACTGACTATGGTTCCCGAGCTCCATTGGATCGTTAGGGCTAGGAGTTGCTGAGAAACAAAATTTATAAGGTATGTTTTTACAAAGTTCTATTAGTTTATTTCTATATTTACCTGTCTCATTTTTTAATATTGAACTTTCATCTAAGCAAACACATCCAAATTTACTTAAATCAATATTATCAATTTGTTCATAGTTAGAAATCTGTATTGGCGAATCATTTAAAAAATTATATCTTGATACTTTAATATTAAATTTTCCACCTTCTTTAATTGTTTGCCCAGATACGGCTAATGGAGCTAAAATAATAACAGGTTTATGAGTTTGTAAATATACTTGATGTGCTATACTTAATTGCATTGGCGTTTTCCCTTGTCCAGTATCGGCAAAAATAGCATACTTCCCAGCCCTTAAAGCTCTTCTTACGGTAAATTTTTGAAAGTCAAAAAGCATAGGATTTAATTTACTTTCTGGTATATCAAATCCTGATTCTATTACTTTCTTTTGTTTAGTTTTTAAAAATTCTTGATACTCCATGTTATTAGTAGTTAGTTTGGTTATGTTGTTCTAGATTAAATTTATTATTTGTTTAAAATGGTAGTTCTTCGATTTCTTGTTTTTCATGTTCTTTTATTAACCAGTTTGTATTATCCCATTCATCGACTGTTTTGCGTTCTTCAAATCTACCATTTTTATAATTATATCTTAATTCACTGATTCCTTGCTCACCTAAGTTTTTAAACTTAATTTTCTTATAATAAACAAGTATTTCATTTGACATTAATCCTTTGTCGTTTAACTCTCTTTCTACTATAATCCCGTAATCACATTTATTATAAAAATTAGCACTACCTGAAATATCATAAAGTGATGGTGTGCTGCCTTTTTCAATTTTGCGAGGATGAGCAACTAATATAATCAGTAAATTATTTATCTTACCAAACATTGTAAGTTTGTCTAAAAATTTAGATACATATTGAGTTTCTGACATATTAGAATTGTATTGATGTTCTACTTTATTGTATGGGTCAATAACAAGAATTTTAATTCCTTTTGTCTTAACTAAAAATTTAGCATTTTCTAAAATTGATTCTAAAGTTAAGTTTTCTTCGTTTAAAATCCAAAATAAATTATTACTAATATGTTCATAAGCCATATCATATTCTATCTCATTAGCGTATTTTTGATTAAATTCTTTACCTATATATTTTTCAAATATCTTCGAATAATGGTATTCTAAAGGATAATTTTCAGGTGTAAAATAAGCGCATTTCCAACCATACAATAAATTTAACCTGGTAATAATATAATCAACAAATTCACTTTTACCACTTCCTGGTACTCCAGTTACCACTGCTAATCTTCTTGTTTCCCATGTAATATATTTATCAATTTCTGGTATATTAATTTCTAATCCTTTTTGAACTCTTTTAGTATAGAAATCATAAATCTGATCTTGTATGTTTTCGGTATAAACAACTCCGTCAACTTTTACTATCTGACTATTATTAATAAGTTCTTTAAATTCTAGACCTCCATATTTACAAAAGTACTCATTTGAATCTTTACATTCTTTAAATGCTATTATTCTACATTTTTCAGCTCCTAATCTGCGAATAAATTCATCTCTTAGCTCAATCCCTTTTGTATCTACATCTAATGCTAAAAAAATTGTTTCTATTTCATCAAACAAATGAATATAGTTCTCTAAATATTCAAGATTATTATTCGCTCCATTAGGTACTGAAACAACATTATTAAATCCGTTTTCAATCCATGTTAAACAATCAATTTCTCCTTCTGTAATTACAATGTACTTATTATCCTTTAAACTATCAAAATTATAAAATATTAGTTCAGCTCCAGAATATAACTTAAATGATTTTTTAGATCCTCTAAATTTTACATTTCTCAATTTACCATCCATAAAGAAAGGGAAACACATAACTTCTATTTCTTTATCAAATTGTGGCATATACTCATTATCTGAATATATTTTCATCTTAATTAATGTATCTTGAGAAATCATGCGACCATTAAACCACTTAACAGCTTTATCTGTTAATTTAGTATTGTTTTTCCATTCAGGTACTTTATATTGTTTAGGCTCATAAGGCTTGTATTCAAAAAAAGTAGTATTGCAATGAAAACAATATGCAGAGTTTGAATCCTGATAATATGCCAAATCTTTAGAGTTTTGTTTCTTTCTACTCAATGAACATTCAGGACATTTGATTCTTTTCTTATCAAAGTCTATGTTATGTATTTGCTTTGTTCTTGAACTCTGATATTTCATTATGGCATTATTCTTTTTTGTTCTTGTTTTGCAATATATGGTAACGTGTTTAATATTTTAGTTTTCCAATTCTTTATAGGTTTATTATTCCCATCTTTCCATCCATTTTCTATCCATGCATCATATTTATGTTTCAATGCTGTTTTATTTATTAATGGTTCTTTTTCTAAAACAAATTTTTCAAAATCTATATATATAGGAATATTATCATTAACATTAACACTAACACTAACATTATCGGCTTTTTTGGGTTTGTTTGGGTTTTTAAAATTAGGCTTGGGTTTTTTGGCTTTTTTTGGTCGTCCTCCTTTAGCTCCGTTAATCTTTTGTTTTTCAATAAATTTATCCCATTTATCCAAATCTCTTTTTAATGTTTGTTTGATGTTTACAAATACTGCATTTATCAGCAAATCATCTGTTTTAGGATTCATATCATTAACATATCTAAACAAATGTTTCACTAATTGCCCTGCTTTATCATCTGGTAAGGATTCAAATGTTTCCATCCAATCACAATAAGCTATAAAAGATTTTTTACCTTGAGCCATAAAAATCGTATTTATGTGATAAAATCTCAAAAGCAATTAAACCTGATAGTTTAGATAAATCATAAGTAAGTTGTCTATGATGTTCTTCACACAAAGTTACCATTGCTTCATTATCGTAGTCCCAAATCATTGTATTGGGTAAATAATATAAATGATGTACTTGTAATTGTTTATTATTTTCTTGACAAATTCTACACTTCCAGTTGTCCCTTTCAAATATTTCCAATCGTTTTCGCTGCCATTTAGGATGCTTAATTTGCTCTTTATAATTCATAAAACCCTCCAAATAAAAAACCCCTACAAAGCAAAAAACCAGGCTAACAGTCTTTGCCAAACTTCCTGGTAATTTGCCCCGCAAGGGTTTATATTTAAGTATGTAAAATTAAAATTCATAAACTGTTATTTATGTTTGGCTATGCAAATATAAGCATAATTTTTTAAATAAAAAAATACGAACATTAAAACGTTCTATAACTGTCAATATTAATCATTAAAACGATTAATATTTTTGAGTTAGCTGCAAGGCTAAGTCCATATCCCATAATCAGGATGGTTTCTTTCAATGATCTTTGCCATTGCACTTGCAACTGAATCAAAGTAGCCTATTATTTCACAATCGCTATCTTCTTCATCTTCTTGTAAAGCTGGTATAGTGGCTTCAATCATTCCTTTTCTTTCGCCATAGGCTACTTCTTCAGTCCACCCGAAAATGCGAAGTTTAGTTTTGTCGTGCATCCAACTTTTACCCATTATCCAATCTTTTTTCTCTAAGGTGTAGTTATTCGGAAAATTCGCATTTTGCACCCACACGGCTTTTGAACCATAAACAGGTATCTCAGAAAGCCCAGCAGCTAACAACGGCTCATAAGCAATAGCGGTGTTGCCGCTAATTTGAATCTTTTGTTCTCGTATCATAAGTATCTGTATTTTGATGTTTAATTTCTTCGTAATCCGCTACTGCTCATAGCCGTAGCCCGTTAATAACCATAATTAGTAAAATATCAACCATTCGTTTTTACATTTCGGACATACTTCAATATCTTCAAGACAGTTTGCTATTATAGTTACCTTTTTCGTTTTTAATTCTGTTTCATATCCTTTCCAACCGCATTCACATACTACTATTTCAGAATTACGGTTGCTAACACACTGTAAAACTCCATTGCCTTGTGTTATTTTAAATATTTTCGCTTTATTCATAATTTATACTATTTTTAAAATTTATCTCTCGTATTTAAAACGGCAACGAGAGTTTACCGTTATAAACAATGCTATATTGCTTCTCCAATTCTTAAATAACACTTTTTAAAATGTTCTTCATTAGGCTTTACAAATTCATTGTTTCTAAAATCCATAAACTCCCAGCCACTACCGATGTCTTCATTATTTAAATTAGGTGTTACGAATTTTACAGCTCCATAACTACTATATGCAAATGGTTCTTCTTGAATTGCAATTTCTATAATTGTATCTTCAGGAAACCTATTGAGCCATTCTTGTAAATCTTTTCTTGTTGTCATAATAAAATATTATAGTTTATAATCCGCACAGTTTATAATAATATGTATAATTAATAAATTTAATTTTCTATCAATATTAATCTTGTGTACTTTTCTTTTTCTACGCAATAGCTTTTTATCCATTTTTTATTACTTTCCCTAGTTACTATTTTATTGCAATGCTTACATTTATATTTGTTTTTCATGTCCATTAAATTTAGTAATTATACATTTATCGTTATAAAATCAATATTCTTTTTTTAATTCCTTAATATTTTCTTTAATTGCTTTCTTTGAAATCTTGCCGACCTGCTTCTCTTTTAGCGCAAGCTCATAATATTCAATCGCTTTTTTATTTTCCCCATAAAACCAGGCATGTTCAGCTTTTGCTATAAAGTATTCATAATTGTTTTTCATAGGTAATTGAATTTCTTTTGTTAATCGATTTTTTAAATATTTTTGTTTTGCTTGTTCAAGGATTTCATTTGTTTTGCCTTTATTCACTAAATCTTTATTCAGGATAAATACTCTAAATTCTGGTTCAATTCCAGGTACTTTAATGTACTTGCCTTTTTTATCATCTTTAATGCGTTTTTTTATTGATTTGTGGCACTTTTTAAGTTCGCCTTGTCGTAACTCATGCGCCTGTGTTCTTGGTAGATAATAGCTCATTTTTTAATCTTTAAAATCTTCATCAAATTTAATACTCATGTTTTGCCAAAAATAAAAGCCCTCTTCTGTTTTTGACCAGTTGAAAGAATCTACTATTGAAAATGCCTTGTTGTTCTCATCTAAATCAATACCTTGACTATCAAGATAATCAATATAATTTTTCATGAAGCGAGATACTAAATTTTCGCATAATAAAAAACCATATAAATCTTTTGTAACGTATTTTTCTGATTTCATAATGTTTTTATTCAAAGGTTTTACAATTTTCAAATATCATATATCTATGATTAACAATCCAGTTCAAAGCTAAATTGTAATCACTTAATTTGTAGAATTTTTTTTGCTGTTTAATATAAATGTCTGATTCATTTATAATTAGAGTAGTTCCAACTATTTTATATTTTAACAAACAAGTACATTCGTATGTTATCATATTACCTATTCTTAGTTTAAAATCAAACTTAATAAACGTTTTTCTAAATAAAGGTTTGTATATGATACCTGTATAATCAGTTGTAATAATTCTTTTAAGTTCTGTCATTCTTTAGTTTTTTAAATAATAATCTGAACAACTCTTTTACTATCTCAAGCAAAGACATTTCCATAACAATTACACGTCCATTTTTCATGATTGTATATTTGTCACAATTCTTTATGCCGTTCAAAATGTTCTCAATATATTCAACATCTTTAATTGTTTGTTTGTCTTTTATGCCTAAACGGTCTTTAATCGTTTTGTGAGAATACCATACAGTAGCATGATCTTTTTTGCCGATCTTCCATCCTATATTTTTGTAAGAATCTGTTTTCTTTTCAACACAAAAATAAAATGCTAATTGTCGGGCTTCTATTATCTCTTTTTGCCTGGACTTTAAACATATGTCAAAGAATGTGATTTTCTTGTAATTACATATTAAATGAGCAATGTTTAATGTTGTTAAGTTTCTTTTGCTTCTCATAGTGTTATGAATGTTGTAACTATCATATAAGTTAATTTTTAGGAGTTTATCTGTAATATTACGTATAAAAACAAGTTGTACGCAATAAAAAATACTACGCACACTCCACGCTGCTCAACTCCTCTTCTAATTCTTCTATCCGTGCTTTTAGTTCTTCAATTTCATTTTCTAAGTATTCCTTATCTCTAATCGCATCGTCTCGCTCTCCCTCGGCTTCATCCGCTCGCTCGTATTCATCATTTCCCCATTGTCTAAGCTCGGAGTTTGCGTCTCTCACGTTTTCTATTTCACTAATTGCGCTCGCTAACTCTCCAATAATATTAACAGCTTCTTCGGTATTATCTTCTTCGGGGTTTGCTTTAATGTATTCAGCCTCGCCCTTCGCACTATCCATGTAGCTTATCACGCTATCAATTATAGGGCAAGTGTTGTCAACTGGTGCTTTGTCGTTATATCGTGCCATATTCCCGTATTTTTAAAAGCGTACAACACCGTATATATGGCAGTTGCAGCTTAGTTTGTTATTGTTACTTAATCTCATTTATTTATCTATATTGGTATGCGTAGTTTTGTGCTTTCAAATGCAACCGACCACATATACTTTTTCGTTAGCGTTCATTACTTTGCTTCTCTAAGTATTTTACACAATCTTGAAATCCTGCAATAAAAAAGGCTTGTTCTTGGACTGTCATTTCGTTGTTTATTTCAGATATTTCTACTGCAATAATCCCTGCATTTTCAACTGATGGTAACGAAACGCTAACATCATGTAAATCCAATTTTTTAACCTCGCTTTTGTGGTATGCTTCAGCAAATTTAATTAAATCAAAATATGTAAATCTTCGCCTTTCTTTTGGTAATTTGCTCCCACTAAAATTAATTTCATTCTCGAAAAATTCTTTTGCTGTCATATTTTTGTATTAATAAGTGTTTATTATTTAATTCTGTTTTTCATTTTATAAATAGTCTTTGTAATATTCTTTGAATTGTGCGAAATGTTGATCTTTTGGGTCTGGCAGACTAAATCCTATATCAGTAAGTGAAAAGCGCTGG